TCATAAGATACATCCTTCATTGCTCCACCAGCAAACAGTCGGAACTCTAACCATGAACGATAGGGCTTAGGCTGATCACGGTTCATTACAAGGTAGTCACTCCATGTACCGTAAGGCTTAGGAGGTATTGCTTTGCAGTTCATACCACATGTCTTACCTAAGATGCTGGGTGTTACCTTACGTGCCTTGGGCTTAGCTGACTTCTTCTTACCATAGCCCCAACTCATAGGCTATCCAGTAACTTCTTCATGTACCAAACAGCTTTTGATATGTTGGTGTGTACATCCTGCTTCCTGTTTGCCCTCCATGTATACTTGATGTTGTTACCCTTGCAGAAGCCTTGGAACTCCTCCTCTGTTAGTGCTGCTTGGATAGCATCAATACATTCAATGTCACTCACACCCTCAGACTTGTAATGGTTAGGGTGGTTAACCAAATCCTCTAGTGCATCATCTAAGCTGTCCACATTAAAGTTCTCTTCTACTACATCCTGATCTTTATATTCCATTTTATTACCTTCTCTATCTTTTGCACACTCTAAACATAACTCTTTGCTAATACCCATCGAAGCCCCACAGGTAGTACAATCATAATGCATCAGTCATCCTCCTCTGCTATGTCCATGATCTTACCAAGAGACTTAGCAATGTCACCTACATGCTTTGCTATTGACTTCTGCTCAGACTTCCAATCTCTTACTGCCTGTGCGAAGTGATTCTCACTAGTGAATGTTTCAATCCAATAGTCTTTTAGTTCTACCTCTGTATGTAGATGGGCTATGATTTCTTCTAAGTCTTCTATCCTCCGCTGCTGTCCTTTACTCATTAACCTTCCCCTTCACATTTAGTGTTGAAGTCTAGTGTAATAACATTGCCTGTCTTACCTGTTATCTTACTCTTGGGTGATACCTTAGGTGCTTCCTCATCTGCAATCCCTAAGTCCTCCACCATGTTACCAGTGAACTCTTCTAGTGCATCATCGAAGTCTTCATTCTCAGTGCAGAACTGCATCATTGCTGCCATCTTGTACGCTAGGAACATTAACTGAGAGTGGGTATCATCATCAATGTCAGGCATACTGCTACTGAACACGGATATCTGAACGTCACCTTCCCACTCGTCTTCCTGCAGTACGGGGCGCATGATTACACCGAAGTCATTCTCTGTCATATCAATCATGCTACTTCCTCTATGTGTATATAGTTAACCATTGCAGGTACTTTAGCCTTTGAAGGTATCGAAGTCCTTTCAACTAAGGTATCCCAGCATGAGTACTTGTGTTGGCAGAAGCCACACTCAACACCTAAGATTAGGTTACCTGTTGGCACTCTACGGAAGCTCTCTTTGATAGGTTCATAGCATCGTGCAAACTCTGCATTATCTGTGATCTTATCACAAACATCTTCAAGGATAGCCAACTCAGCTTCCATGTCCATACCATCTGCAGTGATGAACTTGAACTGTCCATTAGCCTTATTGATTACTATCCAACCACCTGCCTTTAAGTCTAATGCTCTGCTGTACCCTACTAGCTGTCCAATGTAACCAAATGGATCACCCTCTTTAAGCTTAGCAAAGTCAATCCACTTGTTAGCATAAGCCCAAGGACTACAAGACTTGATGTCCCATACTGCACCATCAATGATCAGGTCAGGTGTTCCATTAATAACATGCTTACCTAAGTTAAGCTTTAAGTGTTCACCATCTTGCCATGCTACCCCAGCTTCAGTGAGGATACCTTTCATGATTGCTTCTACAAGATCTCCTAGGATCATGTTGATTAAGAAGCTGTTGGGGAAAGGGAGTTTCTTCTCAGGTGCATTCTTATCAAACCATAGTTGACAATACTTGCGCCCAATGTTAGACATGCGTAACCTGAAGTCAGGGTTTCGAGAGTCTACGATTTGCCTTTCTAAGGCAGACTTAACATCTTTAACAATGCTGGTAAGAACAGGGCGGCTCATGCCACCCGTCCCTGCCACTACACTATTAAGATACTGCTGCACCATTAATTCGTGTATGTTCATACTTACTCCACATCAATGAACTCATTAACAAGACTCTCATCTGCACTATCCAAAGTCTCAACTGCCTTAGCAGTGAACTCAGAATTAATGTAGTCATTATACTGAGTGATCCACTCTGAACTATTACGGTGCATATCTAACACATGCGTTGTGATAGCTAAGTCAGAGGAGAAGTCTGTGTCTACCTTAGGTACAAAGTAGGACTGACCATTATTCATCTCACGCTCAAGCGCACTTACATTAATACTGTACTGAATGAATGAACGGTTACGTTTAACAATCTCCTTGAATGCATCACCGAAGGTCTTGTAGGCCTCACGATTATCTACTTCCCATATGAATGGAGTGGTAGCTACCTCAATGCTATCCCCCTTCTCATTCACAGCACCAACCATATCAATCTCACCAAACAGCACACGTACACGCTTAATAGATTTAATGAGATCCTTCATTGGATCAGGCACAGATGCCCAGTCTTCAATGAAACCTGCAGGCTTACCACAGTTAAAGCCACCATCAGTGTCCTTGAGATCTGAATTAAGATCATCAGACATGAGTGTCTTAACGTAGCGTTCCTCTCCCTTAATACTAATATAACGCTTATACATGAATGACTGCATGAAGAGGCGAATGTTAGCCTCAGGTGCATATGCCATAACTCCGTCTGCTTGTTCCAAACGGTACTGCCCTGCGTCTACTACCTCCATCTTCTTCTTCTTACCGTTGACTTCAACAACACCCATCAGTGGTGTATGCCACATACGTAAGCGGGGTAGTTGGTTCTTGGAACCAGAGCCACCTTGCTCATTGGACATACCTGTTAGGCGCATCAACTCTTCTTGACTTACTTGATTTAAAGCTACTTCACTCATATTCATACTTCCTTTCTATTAAATTCTGTTTAACAATCTACTTGATCTAACCAATTGTTTCCCATCTTAGCTTCAAGAGATAGAGGTAAGTTGAAATCAATATCCCACAGCTTATTTACTGTGCTAACTAACTTACTCTCTACTTCTACAACTACATCTACCATAGCCTGCTGCTCGTCTGGGTGTACATCCACCACCATACTATCATGAACTGTATTAACTATGCAACTATTTAATCTCCTTTCATTCATAACTTTCTCCATCATCAGCATTGATACTGGCACAATGTCTGCCGTAGCAAATGACTGAACTGGATAGTTCTTTATCTTGGTAAAGTGTGTGACTGTACCATCCTTCCTTCTCGACACATCTGGGAAACTAAACTGCCTACCCGAAGGTGTTGTAATCTTTCTCTCTGTTAAGGCTTCAGTGGCTAACTGCCTGTGCCACTCTGCTATACCCTTATACTTCTGAAGGAAGTGAGTGTAGTACTTAGCTTCGGCAGGTGTTCTACCGTAGCCAGACGCACCATATAGAGGGGCAAACGTGTGTTCCTTAGCAGCCTGCCGTGAAATAGGTTGTCCTGCATTGGCAATAATGTCTGCTGTGTATTGGTGTACGTCAAAGCCTTCAATGACTTCCTTGATAGCTAACTTATCCTGTGATAGGTAAGCTGCTGCACGAAACTCTAACTGCCCAAAGTCAGCCTCCATAATCTTGCCACCTGCCCATCGGGATATGAATGCCCGTTTCACTGGGAACGTACTACCCCTTGGCATATTCTGCATATTAGGATTTCTCCCTGACATCCTAGCTGTAGCAGTAATGTGTTGTGTTAGCTGTACGTGTAGCATCCCATCTGCCTTAGTGAACTTCTCAATGCCACCCACAAAGGAGGACAAGTAAGATGATACTGCATTTAACCTGCGTAGCTTAGCTAAGAAAGCTGCTTCACGTTCCATGCCCCTACCTCTAGCCTTAGCCTCCAGTGTTTCAAGGATACCCTTACCTGTACTGAAGCCACTAGCACTGGCCCATGCAGCATTTGGTGGTGTGAACTTAAGGCCTGCAAGTTCTTTAGTCTTAGATAACGTGTATCCTTTACGTTCACATGCCTTACAGATGTTCTTGTTCTTACGAGGTGTACCCTTCTTAGTAAGTAACTGAACCATACCTGTGCCATTGCAGGTAACACACTTAGATGCCTTAGTCTTATAGACAGGGGCCATCATCTTCTTCATAGCATCCTTAAACCTTCCATCTGACATGAATGCGTTAACACTCTCTGCCCATCTCTTCTTGTCTATTACCTTACGTGAGAAGACTAAGGTGGATAGCTGTTCAGGTGAGTTGATGTTAATTGGTGTATCACCCATCAGCTCCTCTACAAACTCCATCAGTTCTTCTTCTAGCTTAGCTCTCTCTTCCACATACTCCGTCTTTACCTTGGTTAGTTCTGCTAAGTCTACCTTGATACCTCGCTTATAGATCAATGCTAACTCATAGCAGGTATCCATAGTAATATCTAACACGGACTGCATACTACTGTTTTCTTTAGTAGCGAACCGAGCCATCTGTTTCTTATACACACCTAAGGTAGAACGTAAGTCATACCGTAGGTACTCGTCTAACTCGTCAAAGGGTATGTCCTTTGTAGATGTATTAGACTTCCAATAGTCTGACATGGTATCTAACTTCTGCTCTTCCAGATTGTACTGAGCAGACACAAAGCCTAAGTTCAATGGAGACTTGACACCCTTGTTAAGTATGTACTCACCTAACATAGTGTCATATATCTTTCCTGAATACTTGAAGCCACATTCCCATATCCACGTAAGGTCATGCACTGCATTGTGACAGATCAGTAGGGTGGTATGGTCTAGTATGTTCTGCGTTATAGCTGCCCCATCATCAGTTGGTGGTTCATCTGAGTGAGTGAAGGTTACTACTACTTCCTTATCAAGGTGCTGCTGCTCTGATAGCATACCAATCATCACCAACTCATTCTCTGCCTCAAAGGGATCAAAGTGTTGCTTACCATCCCTCTTGCAGGTGGTGTTCTCTACATCTAATACCGTTAACATAGCTGTCCCCTAATATATTTAATTGCTCTTTGCATACGTGGAACATCATCATTGAAACAACCTAATGCTCTGTTGCAACTATGGCATAGCCACCCCCTAAAGTCATCAGTGGTATGGCAATGATCCAATACCCAACTACCTGCACTACCTCCCTTGCCTTCAGCTTGTGCCTCGTCACATAAACAAATAGGACACTCATACCCCTCAGGTGGCTGACCATGTAGATCCTTAAGCCCCTTACGTACCTTGGCTAAGTCTGAGGCACACACCTTACACTCTGGCCTTAGGTAACTACCCCCACTAGAGGAAGAGAAGGCGCTTATAGGCAAGGGGTTGACGCATTTAGAACATATCTTAGTGTCCTCACTTCCTGTGTACACATCCGTACAATCATCTACCCATAAGTTAAACTGTTCAAACTCCATATCTTGCAATCCTTCCATCAAGCATACAAGTAACCTTACCATGCCATCCAGTTAATTTATTCTTAACAATATTAATGTGACGCATAGGATCTTCCATTGTATCATCATCACCAATAGCAGGGTTCTTAGCAATCAACAACATGAGGTCAGCCTCAGATGCCTTACCTGTCTTTGAACCCTCCATCATAGATAAGTTAAGGGTTACCTTGCCCTCTGCCTCTGCACTTAATTGTGACATGTAGAACATAGCACATCCATACTGCTTAGCAATGTCTCTTGCATAGATAGCATTAGCCTTAAGCATCATATCCTCACGGGCAGCACCATTAAGCCTAGCAAACTTATCACCCATATCAAGTATAACAACATCAGGTGTGTAAGACTTAACGACAGACTCTACCCATGCCATATCCTTACCTGTTGCATCAATGAACTTAACATTATCCTTGATACGCTGGTACTTAGTCATAGCTGCAGAAGGGTTATCTCGTATCTGGTTCAGTGTCATACCTGTTGAAGCATTCAAGTAACGGGATGCTACTCGATGTACTGCCTCCTCATTGCAGAGTACTACACACTGTGCTCCCTGCTCTGCAAAGCCCTTAGGCCCAGCAATGAAGGATGCGTGGCTTGAAGTCTTACCTGTCTCTGGCCTAGCTCCAATCATAATCAAGTGACCACCGTTAACGCCCTCCACCTTACGTGCCAAGGTAGGTAGGTTAAATGTCCACTGAGCCTCAAGGTCACACTTAGTAAGCAGGGAATCTAACTCAATGTCTGCCCAGTCAACTGACAGGTTAGGTGTGAAGTCTTCGTTGTAGTTCTCAAGGATAGCCCTCAATGGCTCAAGGGATAGGTGTTCTCCGTTGACATATTCAAAGCCTAGGTTGGCTACCTCTTCCCCTACTAACTGTCGAAACATATCAGACAGTACATCACCTGCTATGTCGGCACCCATGATAGCTTCTTGGTCTACCTTATCAAAGATAGATTGGAAGGAACCCTTCTGTGCGGTAGTAAGAGTGGGATTCTTAGAGAAGAAGAGTGCCTCCACCTCTACTGGGGTTACTGACCTGCCGTAGGTAGTGATAGCACTGTCGATGGTGGCCTTAACCTTACGCCCATCCTTGCTGAAGATACTGTTGGGGCAACGGATACCCTTGTGGTTATCATGGAAGTCTTTATCCATGAGTGTTCTTAGTAATGCTAATTCCATGATGCTATTCCTTATCGAAGGGGGATTTAAGTATGTAGTTTTCTATGAAGTGTTCGGGACTCTTTGACCTATACCATGTCTTGCGACCATCAACCCTCCAGTTGCCTGTTGCCATAGCATATATGTATTTGTCATTGATAGTACAGTACCAATTATCAAATACAAGATCACATCTATCTGCATAGACCCGTAGTTTAAGGTAGACACGCAGCCTTTGTGCTGCCTTTAGTGGGCCATCCCCCGAATTATCCTTGTGGTAGGTACGAACATAGTGGTTATGCTCAATAGCCCTTGCTATCTCTTCCACCTCGCA